TGCAACTATTTGGAAACAAGCAGAGCAAAAGTTTGATGAATACGGCAACGAACAAGATGTAGGTATAAACGGATTTCATAGTTTTATTGCAGAGTGGCATGAACATCCAGACAGAGATGAAGAGTGGAAGAAAGAAGAAATAGGACGTATTGGCGAAGAAAAGTTTAGACGTGAATACGGCTGCGAGTTTTTGATCTTTGACGAAACACTTATCAACAGTATCAAACTAGCAACAATGTCAGGTGTTAGTCCTGTTATTAATATGGGTCAAGTACGATGGTATAAAAAACCTAACCCAAAAAGATCATATGTAGTAGCACTTGATCCGAGTATGGGCACTGGTGGAGATTATGCTGCAATACAAATCATAGAACTTCCTGGATATGAACAAGTAGGAGAATGGCAACATAATCTTACAGCTATACCGGGGCAAGTTAGAGTACTTGCTGACGTATGCAAATATATCGAAACAGAAACAAAATCTACTAACAACATATACTGGAGTGTGGAAAACAATGGAATAGGTGAAGCATGTTTGCTTGTTATCAATGACTTTGGTGAAGAGAATATTCCAGGATTGTTTATAAGTGAGCCTATGAAAAAAGGACACGTAAGAAAGTTTCGTAAGGGATTTAATACAACACACAGCAGTAAAACTACAGCATGTGCTAGACTTAAAACAATGGTTGAGAGTAACAAACTTACTTTAAACAGCAAAGCATTGATTAGTGAACTAAAAGCATACATTGCATCAGGTAGTAGTTTTCAAGCAAAGCCCGGACACCATGATGATCTAGTTAGTAGTTTATTATTAACATTACGAATTATGAGTGTAATGAAAGACTGGGATCCAACAGTGTATGAAACATTTAATCAGATTGAAGCAGATGAGGATTATGAAATGCCAATGCCGATCTTTGTTAGTAGCAGTTATTGATAAATAGTATACAATGAGAAATTTAGATACAGTAGCAGAACAACTTTTTAATGAGATTAGAGGCCGTTATTCCAGCGTTACTACAGGTGATGCAGAAGGAAATTTAACAAGTGCTCCTAGTCTTGCAAGATTTTACGAATTTGATTTTAAAAGTCAAAACACTAACTTGGGTAAAGTAAGCGTTTCACTAGATGAAAAATCTGGCGTAACTATAATGTACAACAAAGACTTTACAGAAGAAGTTGGAGATGAAGAAACTAAAGACTGGTTTAACTTTTTAAAACAAATGCGAATGTTTTCAAAAAAACGTTTATTAAATTTTGAAGTTAGAGATATTAACAGAACTAACTTTACAAAAAGAGATTATGCAAGCATGGCAGTAAATCGCGGAGAAACACAAATGGCAGAGTCAAAAATGTATGGCACTCACAAAACTAGCTTTCAAAAGTTTGGAAGTGCTAAACTTTCAATAAAACACACAGGTAATATTATCGAAGGTGAAAGTAGAAATAAAAAGATAGGATCTCTTTTTATTGAAAACTCACAAGGTGAAAAATTTAAATATCCGTTTAAACATCTTAGTGGTGCAAGAGCAATGGCTATTCATGTTAGTGAAGGTGGTCATCCTTACGATGACTTTGGCAAACATATTACAAGCCTAAGTGAAGAACTTTCAAATCTCCGCAAGTTCAAAACTTACATGGGTCGTAGTAGTGTAATGGCTGAAAGTCTAGCAGAACACATGGGTACAGTAAATGAACGTATTACTACAGTCAAGAAAAGAATACAAACACTACAAAAACCTACAATGTACAAAGAAGCACTTGAAGAATTTGTAGTTATAGAAGAATCTGAAGTTCCTGCTGATGTTGCTAGTAACTGGATTGATCAACTTACTATCAAACAGTTTAATGAAGATTTAAAAGATGTATTTCCGTATATCTATAAACTAGTAGGCGAAGCAACACAAGCAGACGAACTACACTTTGATGATTTGATTGCAGAAGCTGATGCACCTGCAACATCGCTTCGTCCACGTGCAAGACCACAAGTTTATAATACACCAGCACAAGCAGTTCAAGCTGCTGAAGAAGAAATGTCAGCACAGCCGGGTCAAGTTAAAACACGATTTGAAAAAGGCGAAGATTATACCATACATCCAGTACAAGGTGGATTTGTTTACAAGTTAGCACCAACTGTTGATATCGGCGCAAGTCCAACAACACCAGGTGCAACTAGAGGCACAGGTATGAATACCGAATCAGCTATTGATGCAGCATTTGATAAAATGTTAGGTCAGTTTTCAGATAACTTTAGTGCGCAAGTAGAAGGTGAAATGCGTTGGAAACAAACTTCAATGGATCCAGAACTTGCAATAGCAAAGTTTGGTAAAGAAAATGTAAAAATCAAAAAAGGCGGTCTACGCAATGGCGACGATATGGTATCAGTATTAACTGATGATGATACTGACGAAGGCAATGCATATTCAGGCGCTGTAGCAAAAGCCAAAATGAATGGCGCGGAAAAAGGCGACACAATCCCTCATCCAGATAAAGACGAAGATGATATTGTAATCGAAAAAGAAAAAACACCATTAGGCGAGTTTATACTAAGTTACTACGATAGGCAACAAGGTGTATTTCCAAAAGGCGAAACTGCTGTGTTAACAATGGTTGAAAAATCATATGGTGATAAATTCATCAAACCAGCAAGTCAGTTCATAGAACGTCTAGGTCAAGTATTTGAAAAATACCAGGCACGTAAGATGTCAGACTTTACAAGAATTCAGGAGTTGGCTGGTTTAAAATAATCAGCTAACTTCTAATAAAACTTGTCATTTTATACTTGACAAGTCATAACTAACAGTGTAGTATGTAATAGTGCTACACACAAACAGGCACAAGAGCAACATTGGTTGTTCTAACATAGGCATAACATATAGGAGAAAAGGCACTATGGCATCATTAGCAGAAATTCGAGCAAAGCTCAAAGAACAAGAAGCCGGCGCAGGCGGTCAACGCACAGGCGGTGGCGACAACGCAATTTACCCATTTTGGAATATGAAAGAAGGCGAGCAAGCAACGCTACGTTTCCTTCCTGATGGCGATCAAGACAACACTTTCTTTTGGAAAGAACGTTTGATGATCAAACTTCCTTTTGCAGGCGTAAAAGGTGAAACTGATTCACGTCCAGTACAAGTACAAGTTCCATGTATGGAAATGTATGGCGAATCATGTCCAATCCTACAAGAAGTACGTGGGTGGTTTAAAGATGCAAGTCTTGAAGACATGGGTCGTAAGTATTGGAAGAAACGTTCGTATATTTTCCAAGGATTTGTAACAGAAGATCCACTCAAAGAAGATTCACCAGAAAATCCAATCCGTCGCTTTATTATTGGACCACAAATTTTCCAACTAATCAAAGCAGCACTTATGGACCCAGATATGGAAGAACTACCAACTGACTATACAGCTGGTGTAGACTTCCGTTTGTCAAAAGGATCAAAAGGTGGATACGCTGATTATGGTGCAAGTAACTGGTCACGTAGAGACCGTCCACTAGGTGATCAAGAGATGGCAGCAGTGAACACACACGGCTTGTTTAATCTCAATGATTTCCTTCCTAAAAAACCAGACGAAGCTGGTGTTAAGATCTTAACAGAAATGTTTGAAGCGTCAGTAGACGGTGAAGCATATGATGCAGATCGTTGGAGCAACTATTTCCGTCCAAGCGGCATGGCTGCACGTACAGGTGATCCGCAAAAAGCGGCGAGCCCACAAGCAACTGCTGTAAGTCAAAGTGCTCCAGCAGCAACACCTACTCCGGCTCCGGCTGCACCAGTAGCAGAAACTACAACTGATACTGGTTGGCAAGAACCTGCTCCAGCAGCAGAACCAGCAACTGAAACAGCAGGTGGAGCGCAAGATATTCTTGCAATGATTCGTTCACGTCAAGGTTAATAATAGAAAGGGCTTCGGCCCTTTCCTTTACTTTTTTATAATAGGAGAAATACATGGCAAATAAGTCATTCGATCCAACGAAGTTTAGAAACTCGTTGACAAAAAGTATTAAAGGCATGAGTGCAGGCTTTAACGATCCTACAGATTGGATTAGCACAGGCAACTATGCTTTAAACTATTTACTAAGTGGAGACTTCCGCAAGGGTATTCCATTAGGTAAAGTAAGTGTATTTGCAGGTGAAAGTGGTGCTGGCAAATCATATATTGTATCAGGTAACATTGTTAAGTATGCACAAGAGCAAGGTATTTTTGTTGTTCTTATTGACAGTGAAAACGCTCTAGACGAAGCGTGGTTACAGGCGTTGGGTGTTGATACATCACCTGAAAAGATTTTAAAACTTAATATGGCTATGATTGACGATGTAGGTAAGACTGTTAGTACGTTTATGTCAGATCTCAAAGACATGCCAGAAGAAGATCGCCCTAAGGTGTTGTTTGTAGTTGACTCGTTGGGTATGCTTATGTCACCAACTGAAGTTAGTCAGTTTGAAGCAGGTGACATGAAAGGTGACTTTGGTCGTAAGGCAAAAGCACTAAAAGCACTTGTAACTAACTGTGTGAATATGTTTGGTAGTTACAATGTAGGTATGTGCGTTACTAACCACACATATGCATCGCAAGATATGTTTGATCCGGATGATAAGATCTCAGGTGGTTCAGGCTTTGTGTATGCAAGTTCAATGGTTGTTGCTATGAAGAAACTTAAACTTAAAGTAGATGCAGACGGCAACAAAACATCACAAGTACATGGTATTAGAGCAGCGTGTAAGGTAATGAAAACACGTTACAATAAACCCTTTGAAGGTGTACAAGTTGAGATTCCATATGAAACAGGCATGGATCCTTACAGTGGATTATTTGATATGTTTGAATCACGTGGCTTATTAGAGAAACAAGGCAATCGTTACAAATACATCACTAGTGACGGCGACGAGATCCTTGAGTTTCGCAAGCGTTGGACAGGCGAACTACTAGAACGTGTAATAGAAGATCTTCCTGCAAAAGAAGAACAATTGCTAAATATCGCGAAAGCAGAAGAAGAAGCAGTTAGAGCAGCAGAAGAAGCTGAGTTAGATGCACAGGAAGTAATCGAGGAATAGTAATGAACGAAGAAATAGCAGCTGATTTATGGAACTTGTTTAAAGAATATTTAGATAAAAAACATGTCGAAATGGCAGCCGAGCGGTATGTTGATATGCTGGCTGACTATGGAATGGCTGAAGTTCAGTTACAGAGCATGATGGGTAATAGTAAACGACTTGACACTGCTATCCAGTATTATCTAGAACTAGATCAGGATGAAGATTCTGATGAAGA